CAGCCAGTAATGAGAGGATGCGCCTCGACACTAATGGGCGATTGGCGATTGGCACCACTACATATACAGGCAATGGTCAAGTGGCAATCGCTGGAAATAGCAGTGGCAGTTCTGCGGCTGGTATTCTTGACATTCGCCCCACTTTATCTCGTCCAACTGCAGCTAATACAACCCTTAGTTTGATTCGATTTGGCAGCGCAGATCATAGCAATAACACGGGCTATGCAAGCATAAATATGGCCAGTGATGGCGATAGCTCATCAGACAGTGATATTCCAGGGCGACTCGAATTTCACACAACAAACAATGGGCAACCATCGCCAACAGAAAAGATGAGAATTCAAAACGATGGACACGTCTTGTTCGGCGGCACATCAACGGCTGAAAACGATCACGCAAATTTTGATCCTGATGGAGCACTCACAATTCGTAGGACGAATGGAAATGATGTTGCCATTGCTACTGTAGAAGATGGAACAGTTTCAAGTCGCTATTATGCTGACGGACAGCTTTACAGTTACAACGCAGGCTCCTTCTCTTTCACATCGTTTGACAATCCATCAGGTAGCTCTGGTCCTTATGCATCACTAGGCTCTTACGACGGCGAGGCAAGAATTACTGCTGGATCTACCTCCAGCAGTAATGGCGACGTTCCCCTAGTGTTGCGGACTGCTGTTGGCGGAACCACTTATGAACGGGTAAAAATTCACCATACTGGCTATACAAGTTTCGGTGGCTGGTTCTCAGCCGACTTTCATAGACTTAACGGCATAAATGCTACGCAAAACACACTTGTCTGCACAATAAGTGGATACCAGTTTTCTGGCGGATCAACACAAGACACAGCTAGGTTTTATGGCTGCAACGCAAGCGGCGACCCAAACTCATCGGCCGCTGCGTTAAAGCTCTTCAGAAATGACACAACACTTCGCTCAATAAATGCAGCCGGCACCCTTAATGCAAGCGGGAATGATTACGCTGAATATATGTTTAAGGCGGGCAATTTTACGCTTGCAAAGGGTGACATCTGCGGCATAAATGCCGAAGGCAAATTAACAAATGTTTTTGCTGATGCCGTTGCATTTGCTGTCAAATCTACGGATCCGTCTTATGTAGGTGGCGATAGTTGGTCAGCAACTCTAGGGGAGGAGCCTGGCGGATATGGTGACGACAGGACGGAAGAGGAGATCTCAGCAGCAAAAGTTGTCTACCAAGAAAACCTAGAAGCTGTCCGTAAAACTGTTGATCGTATTGCTTTTTCGGGACAAGTCCCTGTAAACATCACAGGCACAACTCCTGGACAGTACATAATTCCAAATGCAGCCGCAGACGGTGGCGTGACAGGTATTGCCAAAGCTGAGGCAGATTTGACATTGACTGAATACATGAGCGCTGTTGGCAAGGTGATCGCAATTGAGGATGATGGCAGGGCAAGGATCATCGTTAAAATCGGCTAACCTAAACAAAAATTGCACGATCAATGTCTGAATCAACGACTGTTTTCAAGTGGGCTATCAACAACCTTGAGAGGCATATAGATACAGGAATCATTTTTGCTGTTGACTTCAGCGTGCATGCAACTGCTGATTCAATCGTCGAAACTAAATACGATTTTATTAACATTAAGGCTCCGCCTGCTGAGGGGTATACAGTCATTCCGTATGCGGAAGTCACCGAAAATCAATGCATTTCCTGGGTGCAGGCAGCTCTCGGCGACGAACAGGTTCAGATCATTCTTGATGGTTTGCAAAAGCGAATCGACCATAAAAAAGCTCCGCCGACTGCATGGGGTATGCCGTGGTCAGTTGCTGATGAAAGCATTTCTACCCAGTAGTCTGTCAGCGTTCATTACGCCTACGCAGGCAGATCAATGAAAGGCTTGCCCTCTCTCGCGGTCCTCGGCGCACTCTGTGCCATCCCCGCCCATGCTGGTCCCTATCTCTCGGTCGAAGCCAACTCCGGCTGGATTGGCTCGGATTATGTCGGCAACACGACTGAGACAGCGCTGGGCTATGAGCTAACCACCGATGCTCTGACCTTCTACGGCCAGGCGGGCCCTGCCTTCGTCTCGCCGAAGGACAGCGAAACAACCATGGAATTTGCCGGGAAAGTCGGGGCCTCTGTGGCCGCGACAGACAACGTCACCTTTTACACGGAGCTGGCCGGCATCACTGGAGACGATGACAACGCCTATGCCGGAAAGCTGGGCATGAAATGGGCGTTCTGATGAAGCTCGCCCCTGCTCTCGGCGTTTGCGGTCTGCTGCTGGCGGTGCTTAACAGCGCCGTCCTAGTGACCGTCTACACGCAGCTGCCTGCTATCACGATGAAATTTATGGACGAGGTTCAAACCGAAATCCAGGGTTTGATTCGCGAGGCAGTAGGCGAGGCCATGCATGATGCCCTCCCGAAACAGCTCGATCAGGCTTTGCCTGCTCTGCCTACGGAGACGGGGCCCGCTTTGCCGCTCCCAGGTTTCTGAGTGCCTGAGATCAAGCCGATTCAGATCCCTGAGATCAGGACCTGGATTGATCTGCCTGCACCTGCCATCCCACAGGCCCCACCCGTGACACTTGAAATCGGGCGGCCTGTGGTCGATGTGCCCTCCTTTGAGGCAATTGACTATGAGCCAAAGGTCCGTTCGACGTCTCCAAGGCCCCCCAGGCCGGCGGAGGAGCCGGAGAAGCCGGCAATACGTCATATCCCCCCTCCGGCTCCTGTCGAGCCTGTTGCAGAGCCTCTGGGTGCTTGTCCTCCCCCAGGAGCACCGGGAATAGGGACTGTTACGGCGGACGGCAAAGAGATCGTCAGCGGCTATCAGCTGAAGGACATGACGTGCGTCACCCAGTACGAAGCTCTACCGATCATTCAGCAGGTCGTGAAAGCACTGCCCACAACGGCGCAGGTCACCACCACAACTTCGATCAGTTTCATCGCTGCATCGGCAGCCCTCTCGACGCCGTTCGTTCTGAAGCTGATCAAACCAGCAGTGAAGAAGACCCTCACCAAGGTCATTGCTCTGATGGGGCGTGAGGCTCCACTTCTATCGGTATCGGAGCGACGTCGTCAGCAGCGTGAGGCCCGTAGCTGATTGCGTGCTTGTGGGGCAGCACCTGGCCCGGCTTCGGAATGATCACGACATCGGCGCATATGTCATAAGGGCTGTTTTTATGAAAAACGATCCCCCTGATTCTCAATTCTCCGCAGTGCTTCAACCGCGCTATTTCAAGATCAATTCTCCGTGACGCTAAGGCTTGTTCTTGTAATCGCAGCTGCATGTCGGCAGCTGCTTTGCACCGCTCCTGCATAGACCCATCCAGCGGAATCGTTGCCTGAATTGAAAGCCCAGCGTTGTATGTGTTGTTATTTTTTTGGCCTGTCCTCGTTTTCTTCCAGAACAGCACGTCGCCTGGATTGTCTAATCGGCCGTCTTCGTCCAAGTCCGAAATGTCATAAACGGGGTCGTCGTAATGGCCCTGATATGGCAGCCCCCAGGATCCGCTTCTGTTGATGTAAGGGGTCACCGTCAACGTCGGCACCTGACAGCGGATGTTGCCCCCGTAGCTGTTGGTCATGGCGGTGCCCTGCAGAATCATCTGAGCGCTGTTTGTGACGCTCCCTGACGACGTTGCCGTAGGGCTTGCAGTAGCTGACACCCCGCCGATATCTCCGGCGTGTGCAGGGCCTGCTAGGGCTATTCCGAGAAGGATGAGACAGTGTCGGTAATTGATGTGATTTCTGTGGTTCGCGTAATTGTGGTGATGTTTTTCAGGCCCGGTGCGCTTAAGACCTCGACATATTGAAATGCCGCGCCAGGCGTGACGATGTTCCAATTTGGCCGTTCGTGCGTCAATCCGGTCCATCCGTTTTCACCTACCTTCGGGCTGAGATTAAGTGGGCCATCAGTTTCCACGTTGACACCTGAAACGCTGAATTCATAGCCGGTCGAAAAATTTTCAGAGACAATTACCTCACTGACAGTGCTCGACGTTTCACTGTGGCTCGTTAATGTTCCCTGCTTGAACGCAGGGACCAAGGGAGCCGCCTTGGCCTGCCCAGACAGCAGGCATAGCAGCAGGCTCAGCAGCATCAAAAACTCAACTCAACGACAAACTGCCCCGTCGCTGTGGTGCCAGCCCCCCCGGCCGTCAAACTTATTCCGCTGGGCGAGATTGACCCCGCGAGATCGGCCGGCGTCCCCCCGGCCGTCGTTGTCGTCCGTCCGAGAATTGGCAGTTTCGGGACAGCTCCATTCGTCACAGTCGTCGACAACACGGCCGGCGTTGCGTCGCCTTCTAAAAAGACCTCGCTCAGGCTGAATGACTGGCCCGCGTTAACGATGCTGTAATCAGCTGCGGTGTAACCAACAGCAGAGCCAGCTGTGAGCGCTGCTAGGCCGCCTGCTGTATCGAGTTTGATGTTCTCGCCCTGGATGCTGTACGAACTGCCGATCCGTTCGGCCACACTGCCAGCATTTGCCACATCCAGCTGAATACTGCTAGAAATCTTGTGGATCACATCAGCCTTTGCTGGTGTCGCACACAACAACAGAAAAATCAGGCTCAGGCGGGTCATGCGGTAGTCCCTGGCTTGTCAAGATCCAGTTTAGATTCTTCCTCCTCGCGAAGCGCTGCTACCACCGCTTTCATCTCTTCTGGCGACATCTGGCGTGGCTCCTGTTTTTTGTTGTTCCCGTTGCCGTTTTTGTTTTGTGCTGTCTGCACACCAAAAGTCGTGAGGGTTGAAACAAACACCGAGCTGATGAAAGTCACATCGAAATCTTGTTTCGGCATGCCTGGAATGTTCACGTAGGCGACCGTGATCACAGCTCCTGACCAAGCCAGGACCACCAGCCTGGCCACAGTCGACAGAAAGCTGATCTGCTCCTCTTTATCGTCGATGCCCTCCTTGAGGCGTTGCATCAGGTTGCGCGACTCAGCCACAGACCCTGGTCAGCTGCTTCAAGCTAGGGGGCTGACCGCTTGCAAATCACCGGGTTAAAAATGAAATGCCCGCCATGTGAGCCGGCATAGCTACGCAGGCACCAGCCATAGCGATGCCCATTGGCGATGATCCAGTCGCGGCTGGTGCCGTGAACGTCTACAGCAGTGCCGGCCAGGTGCCGTGAATTCCATACGCCGCCGACATGCCTGTTGTGCTTCGGCGTTCGCGTTGTGCTTGTGATGTCTTTGCCCTGGATGTAGCCACCGGCCGCTAGGACCATGGCGTGGAATGCCACCGCCGCTCGGTGCTCAAAGACAACAGGCCGGCCGTGGCAATCCAAGATCCCAGGCACTGCAAAGCCTGTCCCAATTTGCGGCACGCCTGTCACCCAAACAACGGAAGCAAGCGCAGCCGATATAGACAGCATTTTTCGCCCGCGTATCTCTCAGGCTACGCAGGCGGAGCGTCTTAAAATCGCTATGAAGGCAGAGAAGAGGCTGCCTTCTTTGGGGGGGTGGGCACCCCCCAAGCTATGGAAACCATTTTTGTTTTCTGGTCGTATTTCTACGCGTTGATCACGGTGCTGGTTTTGAACTGCCTGCACCCTGCCAACTGGAAGTCATGCTTTACGACCAACTGGCTGCTCCCATACGTCTACGACTACATCGAATTTCGCAACGTTCCGCCTTACGAGTCCGAACGACGTGCGCTGTCTAGCGTTAAGAAGCAGCTTCAGTCCGATGGAGTGGATCAACAACGGACAGATGACCCTTGAGGAGGAGTTGCAGCTTGAAGCGGTCATCCGCTACATACAGCAATCACAGGATCATGAGGAGCATCGCGCCTTATGTGTGCAGCTGCTGCGTCATTCATGGAAGCGGGACAAGCTTATGAAGAGCGCCGTTCATCACATCGCAAAGCTTGAGGCGGAGGCTATTCAATCGAAATAATGCGCAGATCCATCCCTGGGTCTTCGCCTGTGTAGACGTAGCGCTTCCCTGCATTCCAATACACGATGTAAGAATCGTTCCGCAGGATGCCGCTCTGTTCGATGGCATCGCCTACTGCGCGAATCAATTTGTCGGTGTCACTCGCCGTGGTCTTTTCCTTTGGCGCTGATGGCAACAGCTTGTCAGCATTGCGGCCGCTTCCAAAGTGCGATTGGGGCCGTTGAAACTTAAACGTCACTGTCACCTCAACAGGCAGGGAATCATTCCATCCAATTGGCTTGGCCGCGACTAGCTCCGACATGACTGCATGCCGCCAAGTCCGCAGCTCTATGTCATTGCTGTGAGCGATGCCGAGACCGCGGCGAACCATTGACCCTTGTGCAATTGGAACGCCTGGGACCTGAATATCGATGACGCTCATGCATCCCTCAGCTTTTCAGTCATGCGCCAATGATGCGTGGTGGTTTTCTTTTTCGCACG